GTGATGTGGAACCCGTCACCGTTGTTGGACGACGGGCTGGTCCAGTAGGTCGTGGGGTAGTCGGGGGAGCCGGGGGTGTCGATGAGCATGCCCTGGTCCCAGAAGATGTTGTCGCTGCCGCCCAGCACGAACGACGGTCCGCGGGCGTTGTTGACGTACCACCAGCCCTGCCACAGGACCGCGTTGCAGTAGAACTTCGTCCCGGGCTTGCCGAACACATGCTTGAACTCGGTGAACGACACGTTCTCGATCAGGGTGGTCCACACGACCGCACCCGAGGAGTTGGCCGCGAACTGGACGCTGGAGCCGCCGCTGGCCTCGAAGTTGATGTTGCCGATGTAGTGGCCGTAGGTGGCGTTGGTGGAGAACGTGAGCCAGGCGTTGGAACCCGTCGCGATCTTCACGTACGCGCCGCCGGCCACCGAACTGCGGGTCTCGTCGGCGGTGGCCCCAGGGGGACCGGACAGCTTGAAGAAGTTGTAGTCGATGGTCCGCGCGTCGCTGAACAGCCACGTCTTGCCCCCACACAGGTACAGGATGGGGGTGGTGTCGGTGGCGGATCGGATCGCGGCAGCGTCGGTGATGGCGGCGTCGAGCTTGGCGTCGTCGTCGGCCCCCGCGTACTCGTTGACGTTCAGCCAGGTGTCGTTGTCCAGGCTGCATCCGGCGAGCTCGATGGCCGCGGTACGGATCAGGTTGTGGTCGGTGGTGTGACCCGAGTCGCCGACCGTTGCAGAGTCGGGGAGGGTGGACGTGACGTTGCCCATCGGGTCACGCCGTCCGGAACTTCACCGAGCTGGCGGTGATGCGGAACGTCTGTGCCGCGGTGACCGACACGCCGCCACCATCGAAGTCGGCGTAGGCCCAGACCGCGTCGGGGGTGCCCGCGACCGCAGATGCCGAACCACCGGTCACCACGGCGAACCCGACGACGTTGCCGGACCCGGACGCGGTGCAGGTGAAGTCGGCCAGGGGTGCGGTGAGCTCACCGACCTTGGCCCCGACACCGCCCGTGTAGGCGATGGACGCGGTGGCGTTGTCGACCCGGCAGCGGGTGGTGTAGCCGGCGCCGAGGACACTGGCTCCCTGCTCCTTGGCCACCCACTGGGCGACGGTGGCCTGATCCGGGTCCGAGGACGGCGCACCGGACACCGAGGCCGTGGTGGTGGCCGTCAGCATCAGGTAGGTCCCCCGCGCCTGAGACCCACCCGTGAAGGGGTCGGTGTCCCGACCGGTGAGAAAGTTGAGGACGGCAAGCGCCCCCGCATTGGTCAGCTTGCCCATGTCAGGATGCCTCCATGGAGAACTCGTCGATCATGTGGTCGTCGATGGTGAAGAAGTCGAAGTCGTCCCAGGTGAGGACAGCCCAGATGTTGTTGGCCGCAGAAGTGATGTTCGGGTTGGCCGCAGCGACGAACCCAGCCGCCTCGTTCGCTCCCACGTCCATGAGCACTGCGCCGTACTTCTGCATGGTGCGGATCCACGCCTCCACCACGATCCGGTTCGTACCGGTGATGGTCTCCGGGATGCGGGAGAAGTCGAAGTCAGCCGAGATCCGCGTGAACATCCCGTACTCGAGGGGGGCCGTGGCGGACTGACCGTCGGAGTGTGCCGCCGGCCAGTTGAAGTCCTCCGACTTGACGTGGAGAGCCCCAACCACCATCGGGAGGACGTGCTTGTTGAACCCGGCCAGGGCCTCGTCGTAGGTGAACAGGAGCGGCGCGTACGGGAGGAGCGCGGCGTTGGCCCCGACGCGGTCACCCGAGTAGGTCGCGTTCCAAGTCCCGTCACCGTCCTTCGTTCCGGTCGGGAATCGCGTGTCGGTGACGGACCACATGACGAGCGCGTTGACGTTCGACAGGAATCCTTCCCACAACTGCGCTCGGGTGATGTAGGAGTCCTGACACGTCCCCCACTTGCGCGACCAGGCGAACGAGTGGGTGTCGCCGAAGGTCCCGGGACCGAGGTACGTGGACGACTGGTTGTAGACGGTGGTCATCCCGAGCACGCGGCCGTTGTAGATGTAGAAGGGGAAGAACTCGTCGCGCGTGGAGGACCAGTGGGTGGACCTCCAGGTGTACGAGTCGCCCAGAACCCTCCACCCGATCGGGGTGTCGTTGGACTCGAGCCACGGGCCAGGATCAGCGAACGGGGAGGAACGATCGAAGTCGGTGGGGTCGGGGAACGCTCCGACGATGGCCACGCTCTCGTCCTCCAGCCATTCGCGGACGGCATCGGTGAGGGCCGAGTCGTACGGGATCTGGCTCGCCCACGGCCGGTAGAGGAACGTGTCGGGATGCGCGAGGAACTTGAGGGAGCGCGGCATCGTGGGGGCCGGCATTTACGAAGTCCTCCCTGCCGCAGCTCGAGCACCCGGGGGTTCACCCAGGGTTCCTTGGGCTGCCTGCATCTCGCGGACGCGGGCCGTGACGGTGGGCCAGTTCGGGAAGTCGTGGGCCTGGAGGACCGCTTCGCCGTCGATGGCCCCCATCGCGAACAGGGTGTCGGCCTCGGCCGCGCGGGCCTGACGGGACGTGGGGACGGTGGAGCCGGCCTGGACCTGGAGCTGGAACCGCATCGGGACCACCTCGGCGTTCTCCGGGTCCCAGGTGTAGAAGTGCTTGGCGCCGAGGGACCGGACCAGGGTCTCGCCGCTCGGTCCGACGAACGCAACAACCCTGGGCACGTCGTAGAACTCGGCGATCAGGCCGGCGATCTTGTTGCCCGAGTTCTTGAGCATGGTCTCGAGGTTCCGCAGACCCAGCCGGATCCGCACGAACGCGGCTTCCTGGACCGAATCCAGCACCCCTTGGCTGTTGCGACCGGTGGGGGTGGCGCCACGGACCATGGCCGAAAGCCCCGAGATCCGCTCCATCTCCCCCACGTAGAACGTGACCAGGGACATGGCCATCTGGGGGTGGATCTGGGGCGGATTGAGCCAGTTGGGGGCGTTCTGGGCGGACTGGACCGGGATCCGCTGCCCCGGCTTGTTGGTGATCCGGGTGCGCTGGGTGCCCGACGAGTTGGGCTCGAGGAGGATCGGGTTGCCGGCCAGCCAGATGTTCTGCTCGATCGCGGCCAGGAGCCGGTTGATGGAGCGTTGGAGTGGGATGAGGAGCTCCACCAGGCTGATGCCCCAGAACTCGCCCTCTTCGATCTGCACGAGCCGGTCGTAGGGCTGCTGGCCGTGGCCCCACAGGTCGGTGGCGGGGGCGTCGAGCAGGATGACATCACCGCAGATGACGATGCAGTGCCAGTGCCAGTCGCCGGTCCGGTCGCGGGTACGTTCGTCGTCGGGGGTGTCGGGAGTGGTGGACCCGTCACCCTCGTCCTCGGGGACCTCGGGCTCGTCACCGTCCTTGCAGTCGCACCGGAACCAGCACTCCAACACCAGGTTGTTGTTGGAGTCGAGGTCCTTGACGGAGTCGCGGCCGGCGCCCGGGGGTCCGTAGGCCATGGACGTGTTCGGCGCGATGGGGCCGGGGTTGGCCTTCGGGATCGGGGAGTTGCCGCCGTCGATCTGGGTGGGGGCACGGTCGATGGACCCGGTGGACAGGTCGCGGATCTTCTTGAGGCAGCCCGGGAACCGCTCCTCGAGCTCCTCGTCGGACATCTCCGAGGTCTCGATCATGTACCGGCACGAGTCCATGTCGGACGCGGTGGGGTCCGGGTAGAAGGAGAACGGATCCACGCGACGGAGGAGTGCGTCACCCATCCCGTCCGCGGCACCGTTGTCCCACACGGCCTTGGAGATCCCGGTGCCGTACACGTTCTTGTCCCAGAGGAACTTCTGCACCTCGGACTCGTAGTTGTTGATCGACCACGAGGACCGCAGCACGGTGCGGAGGTCGTTCGCCTGCTGGGCCTGCTGGGTGTAGAAGTCCGAGTTGGGGTCGGAGCTGGGGGCCACGTCGTACACGGGGGACGAGTCGCACTCCCAGGCCACGATCGCGTGGATGATCGGGAAGATTTCCGGGAGGCGGGGGGAGGGCAGCCACGCGGCACGGTTCGGCGACCACATCTGGTTGTGGAGCACCTCCCACCGCATGGTCTCCCCCTCCCCGCTGCTCCGTGACCGCCTCACCGTCGCCTGCCTTGGAATCGTGGCGTTCGTCGCGGGTGCGTACGTGTTCGAGAGGTTGGTGCGGGTGCTGGGCCAGGCGGTTTCCGATGTGGCCGAATCGGTGGGCGAATCGGTGGGTGGCGCGATCCATGTGGGTGTGGCCGGCCCGGTTTCCGATGACCCCGACCCCGACCCGATGGAGTTCGGTTTGGCTCCCGACGACGACGGCCCCGGCCCGCTGTTCGACCCGACCTACGCCTTCATCCCGGACCCGGGTGACGATCGGATCATCTCGATCACCCCAGGCGACTCGCTCATCCCGCGATGACGACGACATACGAGCTCGTCGGTGAGTTCGACGGGTACTACAAGCGGTTCGCGGGGGCGCAGAACGCTGACGGCGGGATCGACCTGACCATCGGGATCCCCAAGCAGCACAAGGCGAAGATCCTGGACCTGACCGACACCGACGGCGAGATGTTGGTGTTCACGGTGCAGAGGAAGATTCGACCGCGGTTGAAGGAAGCCGACCTCGAGCCCGTGGATCCCAGCTTCCGTGCGTGGATCGGCCAGGACGACACCGACACCGACACCGACGCCGACGACGACGAGGACGGTGGCGATGGCGGATGACCCACTCGTGTCCCTGGCCAAGGTCGTGGACTCGGACCATCTCCGCGCCAGGGTCAACGGCCTGTTCGACCGCCTCCTCGACGAGGTCGAGTGGCAGTTCGACAACGCCACGCCGGCCGGCCGGAACGCCCTGTTGCAGAAGGCCCTCCCCATCATCGTCGCGGCCACCCGTTCCGACGAGGACGACGAGGAGCTCGAAGGTCTCCGCACCCAGATGACCCAGATGAACGAGACCTTGTTGCAGCTCCTCAACACCCCTGTCAGGCCACCGATCGAGACGACTTCCCGTGAACTTCCCCCCACCGACGATCCTCCCCCCACTGCTGGGTGAGCTGTCGATCCAGGACAAGAACCTGTCGGTCCACCGGCTCGTTCCGAACTGGGCGCAGATCGAGTACCTGGCGGCAGCGGAGCATCAGCTCAAGACCACGGGACGCATCCGCATCATCGTGTTGAAGGCCCGCCAGCTCGGGATCTCCACCATCACCGAGGGCCTGCTGTTCCGCATGGCCATGATGCGTCCCGGCTACCGCGGCCTGGTCATCGCCCACGAGGTCCCTGCGTCCCAGAACCTGCTGGCCATGACATCGAGGTACTGGGACACCTACCCGTACCGGAAGCTGTACACGCCGAAGTCGTACTCCAAGAACAACATGTCGTGGCTCGAGACCCGGTCCTCCATCGACATCGGCACCGCCGGCAACAAGGCCGTCGGCAGGTCCGCCACCTACCACGGGGTCCACGCCTCGGAGCTGGCGTTCTGGCCCGACCCGTCGATCGCGATGCTGGGATTGCGGCAAACGGTCCCCGACGCCCCCGGGACCATGATCGTGATGGAGTCCACGGCCAACGGCATGGGGGACTACTTCCACAGCCAGTGGATGGCAGCGGAGGAAGGCGAGACCGAGTACATCCCGCTGTTCCTGCCGTGGTGGAAGCACTACGAGTACACCGCCTCCTTCATCGGCCTCGAGCCCCGGCCCTTGGGGAACCTGGACGAGGAGGAGAAGCTCCTCGCGACGATGCTGCCCGACAACGAGCTCGTCGACCGGCTTCTGTGGCGGCGGTACGCGATCCGCAACAAGGCCGAGGGCGACCGGCTCAAGTTCATGCAGGAGTACCCGGCCACCCCCGAAGAGGCGTTCATCGCGTCGGGGACGAACGTGTTCCCCCACGAACACCTCAAGGCCGTGTACCAGCAGGTCGACGGGTTCCGCGGCGTCCTGTTGCGTGACGGCGACAAGGTCGAGTTCAAGCAGACCGACGACGGCCCCCTGACCGTGTTCTCGAAGCCCTCCACCAACCGCGACTGGGGCAAGTACCTGGTGGCCGGCGACCCCACCCACACGACCCGGGGGGACTTCGCGGTGATCCAGGTCATCAACCGCCGGACCATGGAGCAGGTCGCGATCTGGCGTGCGCGCATCGACCCCGGCACCTTCGCCGAAGAGCTGTTCAAGGTGGGGCTGTACTACAACACGGCCCTGG